TATTAGCCATATCTACCTTATCTTTTTCTATTCCCATTGCTTCTCTTTGCAACTTAATAGCTTTAGCTTGTGCATCTATCTCAGTTGGTACTAATGCTGCTGCTTCTGCTTGATGTTTAAGTGCTCTAGCGTTTTCTTCTGCTGCTTCTGCTGTTGTTTTCTGTATATCAGCTTGTGCTTTTTGTATTTGCAACTGAGTAGCCATATCTTGCATTTGTTGCATCTGTGGGTCTGTTTGTAACCCTTGCTGTAGTCCAAATACAATTTGGTCACGGTTATGAATACTAGAATTTTGGAACATAGCTAGTAATATAACATTAAATGCAGGTGAATCAGCAGGTATTGACTGTAACATTTGCACCATTTGCTGCATTTCTAACTCTTTTGCCATTATACCCATAGTAGAGTAAGGCACAAATTTGTAATCAGTAACAGGATATCTATCGACATCAAACTGTATCTTACGATACATAGCTTTGTTTATCATAGGTATCAAAAATGTGTTCTGAAAATTCATTAAGGTGCGTTTCTGACGCTTAATAGACGCTGACTGCATCATAGACATACCACTTGCAGTTTCTTGCTGTGGCATAGACATATCTGCACTACCAGTACCCATCTGAATCATGTTTTGTAGACTAGCTACTTGATTAAATGTACTGCCATCCATCACACCCATGTCTAATGGCATGATTGCATCTCTAGGATTACCATTAGTTAGTACAGTTTTGCCTGCTCGTACCTCAAATTTACTTCCACGAGGTAGTCTGGTAGCGTCAGCAGCCATCATCATAGTGTTTCGTAGTGCCATTGAGTCAATTCTGGCTCTCATTTCGGCATCTAGTGCTTTTTGTGCGTTATATCCCTTTTCAACTACACCCCTACCCCAAAAGCGGTTAGGAATAATGTCGTGTTGGTACGCAACAAAAGGTCTATCTTTCATCATAAAAGCATTTTCTTCTACACGCAAGATGTATTCATCATTACATATAGTTACTACTGCTTCTACTAACTCATCTTTTTTAGAATACTCAAAATCATCCTTATCAGCTTTTGCTTTTAAGAATCGTTTAGGTACAAGACCCCAATATTCTGTAATTTTTACTGAATCAGACTCGTCAGCACTTTTAACTTCGCCATCAAACCCTAATTTAGCAGTATCATAATCACCATCAAGGGGTACATCACGATAAATGCCAGACTGTATACCCTCTACTACATGATATCTAGGTTTGATTACTTCGTGGGCGACACCTAGTGCGTCATCTATTGAATGAGCAGAAGGGTCAAACAAAAATTCGTGTGGTTGTATAGGTTCTACTTTAACATCTATAGACGAATACTCAGTAATACCACGCATACCTGTCATTGAACCCTCTACAGGTTGCTCAGATGGTGCTCTTTCTATAGTTTGTTGTACAACAATTTTTGCAATACCTGTTCCGTAGATTGCAGCGTTTAAAAATACCTCACTAATAGCATCCTTACAGCCAGTTTTTTCTAAATCTTCTTGTAATAAATTTCTTATGTACTCTGCTTCACTATTATCTTGGTCAAGCATGTCATCTTGTATATCGAACCATTTTCCCCTGCCAAAAGTTGCCTCCTCTAATTCAGCAACAGATGACTCAACTGCTTGTTGTGTAGCAGGTGCAATAATTCTTGAGCGTTCTGCAGTTCTTGTTCTGTCAGAAGAATCCCAAATACCACGCCATATACGATAATACTCATCCCATTTGGCAGAGTAGTTCATTTCACGGTGGTTACGCCACCCATCTAATCGGTACATTAACCAACTAGCAAGGGCTTGGTATTGTTGCTCTTTCTTGTCAAGCATAAAATTCTATTCCTAAGAAATTGTTGCGATTATAACACAAAACATAGTTTTAGTGTACGCTATCGCTAAGTTCTTCTATTTCAATGTGACCATCCATAATCATCTTACATATAGATAAGTCTACTTTTGAATCATCTGGTACTAAAGTAGGGTCTATGTCATTAGCAAAATTTGCAATAATAGACAACGCTGCAACATACCTTATTTTTAAAGTAGTCGGGTCAGCACTAAATTCTAATACATCTTCATAATCTTTATCGTTTAAATCTTCAATATCCTGCAATATCATCTACTGGACTCCATTCTTCCTCGAGTTCTATTGAATGTGCAAAATCTGCCACGCTCACTTGGTCAATATAGGCTAACGAATCGAGTAAATCGTCATGTGCCATCTTATTTGGAAAGTCTAACATTTGGTTTTTAAACGCTTTCCAGTCTTTATCTGGATTAAATGTTATCTGACCATGTTCCATTCTACCTTGTAGCGACCATGTTATTCTATCTATTTTCTTTTTACCACCATGACGCAACTCTATTAACGACAGCCACTTGTTTTCTGTTCTCATTTCATCTTCCAAGTAAGGTAAGATGGCATTACGCAATGCTCCAGTTTCTATCCCTACAGAGTTAGACTCTACCCTAACCGCAGCACCAAGAATTTTTTTAGCAGTTTCTTTAATATTCCATCTGCCATGTATAATCTCTTTGACCCACCATTTATCTCGGTCGATTTTTACTACTGCAATAGAAGTTTCGTCTAGTCGAGAGCGTTTTAGATTGCGTTCTTTTTCACTATCCTCGTAACCTGCGGGGTCAACTGCTATACAATATGTACCCTCGTCTGGTTCTTCATCTTCTTTAAACCATTCTTCTTTAAATATACCACCACTAAAAGTTTCAAATGACGCTTCAAACTCTTGCCTAAACGACATAGACGACATTGACTTACTAGCAGCCTCTATTTCTTCTTGCGGTAAAAAAGGATTATCAACAGAGGTAAATTGAAACGCATCCCATATTTCTGTATCTTCTAGTGCGTCTTGATACAAATCAAAAAAATGATTTTTACCTGCAGGCGTACCTATAAATAAGGCTCTACCTTTTACATCCGCAAGTGTTGGTCGTATAATTTGTTCCCACACAATAGGTTTCATACTGGCGTACTCATCAAGCACGACATAAGATAGACCCACGCCTCTCAGGGTTTCTGGTCGGTCACTTCCCTTTAAATAGATTTTCCTACCATTTATCAAAGTAAGAACAGCAGTGTTCTCGTATGCTTGGATTATTAAATCTTTTCCTAACTCTTTCAGCATAGCCCACATAATGTCTTTAGCTTGTTGAAAGGTAGGTGCTATATAAAATACATCCTTAGACTCAGACTGTATAGCGTTTATTAATAATAACCAAGCAGATAGGTAGGATTTTCCGAATCGCCTGCCTGCAGCGACTATCTTAAATCTTTTGTTAGATTTGAATATCTGCAGTTGTGCAGGGTGCAGATTAATGTCTAATTCAGCCAAACTTTTCTGCCATTGGTGTTGAGTCTATATTGACGATTACTTCGTCATCAGATTTTTCTACAGGTTCAATAAGTTCGCCCTCTGGAGTCACATCTAACTGTTGTTGTATGTTATCCAGAGAGGAAACATTAATTATGACTTGAGCATCTGCTTTTGTGCGTGTTGAGTCAACAGCTTTGTGGACAGGGAGAATTCTATCTAAACACATCTTCAAACAATGCACATCGCCATCCATAGCTTTCTCAATTACCTTTTCTACTATCTCTGGAGATTTGTTTGACATTAACTCTCGTGCCAAAGCAGTATACTTGTTTACAGAACCTTTAGGTCTGCCTACACCTTCTGGTGCTTTCATACCTTTGTGGAAGTTAGGGTTTCCTGCTTTTCTTTTAGGTTCTGCCATAAGGCTCAGATTAGAGTTGTCTTGCGGGTATTATAACACACTTTAATTTCAAATTCTGTTTTTTGTGTATTGGAGGTAATATATATGTGTAGGTACATAGCGTGAGCCTCCCCCTAGGGGTAGCTACGATAGTACGGAAAGTAAAGCAGTAAGCTGTTATGCTTAGCTTGTCTAAGCATACAAAGAATACCTAGACCTAAGCGTAGCTTAGCTAGGACAAGGCTCTTACATCTAGCGAAGGGCTGGAGATAAGGCTGGAAATAACAGAACCCCTATACAGTTCAGCTTATTCTAGGCTTATCCTAGCCCGAGCTGAGCCGACTCTTAGGCGAATCCTTCACGCTCTTGCGACACTTAGCGACAACGGAGCATAGTGTCGCCCATTTGTGAGAGCAAAGTAAATGTGAGAGGGATAGAGAACCTTTCCTAATTTACTTACCACGAAAGAGCAGTACAAAAATATAATTCAATTATTAAACAATTAATTTTATAGCTACTTGGTGACTGCTCATAAACTAAGTAAGATTTTAGCTGATAAACCAGATTATATGTTTAGAGAATTACTAATAACCCTATAATAAAAGGGAGTATTCTTTTTCCTATATGGTGTAGAAAGGTTATAATGTTTACATGGACTTAAGGAAAACCATACAAAAAAACCTACTACTAACGGAGTCAATAAAAATGAAAAACGAAAACAACACAACAAGAATTACATTTAACATTAACTTTAAAAAAGATAAAAACAGTCCTCTTAAAAGTTGGGATGACTGGAGACAAATTAACAATATGTGTTCTCTATTAAGCGAAAGAGCATCAATACAAATTGGGCAAAATGCAAAAAACCACAAACAATTAGTTATGG